GTCATGTTTATACTCATCTGGCATTGCACGAGTAAATGATTCTACCATACAGTAACACGTAATAACCTCACCTGCGAATTTGTGAAATGTTTTTTTTGCTTCAAACAATGCATCAGCACATCCATGTATCTTACCATAGCGATGTGTATACTCACCAGATAATGCACAACCGTGCTGAATCAACCATGCAGTATTGAATATACTAGCAGCAGCCCATTGAGTGCAAGGATGATTACGGAAAGCACCCTTTTCAGTCTTGAAAGGTGTTCCATCTTTCTTCTTAACTAAATCATCACCCCAATCATAATACCAGTGAGAAAAGACAATAGAGAGCATCTGACATGTCTCTAAAGGCATCTTGACCACATGCTTATCAGGCAATACTTTTGCTGATACATGAGGATCAGGATTAGTAACAAAGATGTTCATTAAAAAATACGAACTTTAGTGGCAAGACCAAGTTTCTTTAATAATACTATATGATACCATGTTAAGTCAATCTGTCCACGTTGTAAACCCTGTTTAGCAGAACTAGGATAAGCATGATGATTATTGTGCCATCCTTCACCAAAGGTTAATGCTGCTACCCACTTATTGTTTCGTGAGTTATCTTCAGTATCATATGGTCTTTCTCCCCATGTATGTGTTGCAGAATTAACTAACCATGTTACATGATATACAACAGCCAACCTAAGTGGTATACCCCATAATACTAAAGACCATCCACCTATAAGATAAAGAGTAAGACCTAAAGGAACTTGTAGGAGTAGGAACCACTTATCCAACCATTTAAAGTAAGGATCTTGTCTTAGGTCTGCTGTATACTTGCGAACATTCTTTTCAGCAGGAACATCATAGAACATCCATCCTATATGACTCCACCAGAATCCTTTGTTCATATCATGTGGATCTGGATCAGTATCAGAATACTTATGATGCTGACGATGTATTCCTGCCCATGTTATAGGGCCATACTCTGCACTTAGTGCTCCGCATGTAGCAAAGAATCTTGCCAACCATTGAGGAACATTAAATGATCTGTGAGAAAGGAGTCTATGATACCCCAGAGTGACCCCCAGACACGCTGTAACCCAGTAAAGGATAAGAAGGGTCATTACTGATCCTAAACTCCAAAACTGGGGAAATAATGCATATCCAGCAAGAATATGTATTGCTGCCATGAATATGATTGTTGGCCATTTAATCATTTTTTTCCCAAGGGGTATGATGATCTAAATCCAACCATTTTTTTATTAAAGCACATAATTTTTTCATAAGTCATTCCAATGACGGACTACCCCCGCAACGATAAAACAATTAGTAGTGAGATAAGTAAGAAACACGAAAGATCGTACAAGGACAATAATATTATCATACCTCTTTGTCTTCTCATCAGAGAAACTACCCAATGCATACTTCCATATCCTCCATAGTTTTTTCATTATGCATCAAATATACTATGCTTAGATGTACCTGCATTATCATTTGATATATTTCCTATACCAGTCTCTTCAGTCTCCTCCAATTCATACTCCCAATCTTCTATCACAGTATTAGAAAGCATTCTATCAGACAGAAGATCCATCTGTTCTCTTGCTATCTCTTCACTCTCTGCATCAAACCAAAAGTCTATTGCCTTACCTATCCTCAACAAATGAGGTTTAAGTTTGGGTGCAATTCTATTTACATTATTCATCACTGCATTACCAGCAGCATCAGATACAGACCCTCTTAGTCTGACAAATACTAGGGCTTTGAATCTCATTTTTTAGTAGTGTTGCTACGTGTTCTGTTTATTATACTAATGAATTTATCTCCTGCAAAGGTTCCTCCTAAACAGACATCAATCTCATCACCATCTTTCCAATTCATATCACCATTCATTTTGGTATGTAGCATGGCTTCTTGAATCTTATCAATTACTTCTTGAGTTAATTTCATTCTTCTTCCTCCTCTTCTTCCTCTTCATCGGGTGCATCCTCAAACTCTTGGGTCTCGGAATTCCACTCCCACCATTCACATTCACATCCTGACGACTCTAGGAACTCTCCAAGTTCCTTTGTCTCTGGATCCATTTCATAATGGCAATGTCTTAACCAATCAACCTCAACATCACACCAACTCAACTTATTATCTTTGACATGCTTGATAAGATATTCCTCTAATCCCACATCCTTAAAGTCTCCAAATCCTGGAGTATATGTAATGTAATCTCCACCATTATCATCAGATATGTGGACATCGGCTGCTGACCTTTTCATGAAGCAGTATTTCTTTTCATCTGGGTAAAAGAATCCTTCATGCAATTCTATTCTACTCATTCTTCATCCTCCATAGGTGTTGACCATTCACCTTGTATCTTACCATCTTTATAATGATACCTATCAGGAGATGATGCACCCATATCCTCTACATTCCAATAAACTTCATCATCATAAACTTCTTTCTTATAAATTGCATATCTTCTCCAATGTGCAATGAAATAAAACTCATCCTTAATCCAATCAGTCTTCTCACAAAATTCTAATAACCACTTCTCAATATCAATAGTATCAATACCCCTAAATCCTGGTGTGAACTCTTCATCTTCACAATCAACATACTTATAATCTTCATTCTCTGGTTTATAGAACTCTTGAAATACTTCCCAGTCATACTGATAAGCATCAAATTCTTTAGGAGAAGTCCACAACTCTACAGTTGCCATTTGATACTTATCAAAAGAAACTGTGGTGTCATTGTATTCACCAACTTCTTCACCCTCTACAATAAGAGGTTTGTATTCATCACTCATAACTTGCCCTCAAAACAACATAACCTGCTAATGCTAATCCAGTACCCATTAGTGCAGGAAAAATCCAAGGAAGTACTGTAAGAAGATGGATAATTTGTACAGTTATTATACCATAAAATATACACATTATCCATTTATATAAATTCATAATGGTGGATACTCCTCGCTTGTAACTTTTTCAGTTTTTTTAGTTGCAAAGTCTTCCATCAATCGCCTAACTTGTTTTCTATCAAGTCCTGCTAATTCTTCACAGTTCTCTAAACAACGGAAGATACACTCTCTATCAGATATGGGTGGTGATATCTCCCACCCTTGCTCATCATAATACTTCTTACCTTCAGTGACTTGTGCCTCTACATAAGCAGTATCTAATCTCTCAGATGGATTTGTGTAACTATGCGTCTTACTCATTAGCCAAACGTAGAATCAGGTTCTAGTGCTATGTAGTATGTTAAATCATGATTAGTGCTGGTAAACTTTGATAGAAGTTTAGATGAAACAGCAACATTATATGTACCAGGCAAGATCTTAATGTTCTCAACCTTAAAGTTGAAAGAGAAAGTTTTATCTGTCTCTCCAACAGTTACAGAATAATCGTTTGATGTATCATTCTTCTTATCTCTTACAAGAAGTTTTACTACACCATTCTCACCAACAACACACAAATCAGGAAGTTGACTTATTGCAGCAGCCTTAAGAAGTCTATCAAGTTGATCTGTCTTCAACTCAAAAGAAACATCCTCAGTAGGAAGTTCTAGATTCTTATCTGGTGGTGTAACAATTACACTAGGATCTGCAAAAAAGAATCTTTGCCTTTGACGACCCTCACGAATCATAACATATCCTTCATTTTCAAAGTCCAACTCTGGAGATTGAAATAATGTAGTATTAATGTTTAGAAATTGAGTAAGATCATAGATACCAAAATCCTTTGGAAGTTCTTCATCAATAGTAACTTCTGCAAGAATGTTCTTCATCACACTAATGGTGCGAAGTTTAGTTCCTTGCTTGAAAAGAAGTGACTGATTAATAGTCGAAAAGTTCTTTAAGAATGATAATGTTTTATCAGAAAGTTTCATAACCACGGGTCGGAGTTTCATTGAGTTGCCCACTGAAATGATACAGTAGGAGTGAATAGTGTAGTGCTTTTAGTATATCACGTTTTGCTTGTCCCTTCTTGTCATACCTACTCAAGTACTTAATGGCATTAGACCTACAGAATGATTCTGCATCTCCTACCGACTCAATAAGATCCAATGTTTGGACATCATTATTGTCAGAAGTGTAATGTCCACCATAAGTGGTAGAAATATAATTCTTAAGAGCTTCGATAGACTCATCTTCTTTATATTTTCTAGTA